CAGCGAGCCGGTGACGAAGGCTTCGGGGCGATACACGGCCAGGGCCAGGCGCTCTTCAGCGCGGATGGTGACCATGTTCTTCTCGAAATCCTTGTCGTTCTCGGTGGAGACCAGAATCTCTACGTCCATGCGGTCGTAGATCTGGGCGCCGAGAGCGAACGCACCGACCAGGAACTCGTCCGCCTGGATGGCAGTGGTTTCCACCACCGGCAGCGCCCACAGACGCGGAGCGGTGCCATCTTGCGGGCGGCCGATCAGGTAGTTGCCGTTCTCGTCCTTGAGGGTTTCGATCAGCGCCCAGTCGATCGGGTTGAGTACGATACCGGTTGCCGGGAACTCGGCCAGGGTCGCCTGCAGCATGGCCAGGCGAATGCGGTCGATGCGTTGTTCCTTTTCAACGCTGACGCCGGTGAGTGCCGCGTACTGCTGAGCCTGCGGGATCAGGCCAGTGATGTTGGCGCCGCTGCCATTGCCGTACAGCAACTGGCCTTCCTCAGCCAGTTTGAGCATGTATTCGGCACGGGCGTCGATGAAGCTGCGCAGTGCCTGGTTGTCGTCCAGGATCTGGCGGCTGGCTTTGAGCAGGTGTGCGATCACGCGCACAGGGGCGTTGTCGAGTTCGAACTCGATATCCGAGTACGGCTTCTGACCACCCTCGGTTACCGGGCCGGCGTTATTGGTGTAGCCGGTTTCGCGCACGTACTCGACGTTGTTGCTGCCGGTGGTGCCGGGGGCAATGAGGTCACGGATGGTCAGGCGGCGCTCGGGAGCCGGCACAACACCCATGCGCCGCTCGCTGCCGACCAGGTTACCGCCATTGGTATCCACGGAGGTGATGGCAGAGCGCGGAACGGCGATGCGGCGAGAGCCACGGAAGGAGCTGTTGACGCCCTCCATTTCCTCGGCACTGGCCACCAGTTCGCCGGCAGACTTCGGACGGTCAGTTTCACCGCCGCGCTTGTCGGCATTAACCAGCTTCTGTTCAGCTTCCTGCAGGCGGGCCTGCAGTTCGCCCTGCTTGGTCAGCATCTCGTCGACCTTGGCGCGGGTTTCGGCGCTCATGGCCTGATGGCGCTCGATATCCTTTGCCGCCTGTTCAGCGTGGGCCTTCAGCTGATCGCCCACTTCTTTCAGGTTGGCCTGCACCTGCTTGTACTGCTCTTCGACGCCTTCCTCACCCAGCTTACCCATTTGGGCATTCCAGGCGCGGTAGCTGGATTTACCGGGCTGAACCAGCAGTGCAGTGAGAGAGACGGCGAGAACGGTGGCGCCAACCGTTTTCAGGTCAACGCCGAAGGTGAGAGGGATCAGCGCTGCGACGGCCAGCACAGCCATCAGGAACAGCGGGGAGAGACGGAATTTCATGGTGATGTTCCTCATGCGGGAAAGGAGATTTTCGGTAGTGGCTGGAGGTCGAGCGCGACAGCGCGTGGCTTATCGGTCGGGCCAGCGTTCTGCGTGGCCCCGCCGGCAGCGCCAGGCATGCCGGACTTGAAATTGGCGAAGAGCTCGCGGCGCTGGGAGCGCGGCAAGCCAGCTTTGGCCAGTGCGATATCCATGGCCTTTAGAGCGTTGTTCTGGTGCGCTTCGGTGGTGCTTCGCTCGGTGATCTCGTCGGCAGATAGCAGCCCGGTAGCGAGGCCTAGCTCGACTGCGCGCTTGCCGCGAATGAACGTCTCGTCGTCCATCATCTCTGCCATGCTTTCCACGGGCTGGCCGCTGGTTTCGGCATAGAGGTCGGCCATGGCAGCGTCGAACTCTTCCATATCGTCAGCCACGGCGCGCAGGTAATGGCGGTTACCGGCGAGGAAGGTCCAGCAGTTGTGGATCATCAGGAAGGCGCTGCTGGCAACCTCGCGCTCCTCGCCGGCCAGGTAGACCACCGAGGCGGCGCTGGCAGCCATCCCAAGCACCTTGGTGCTGACTTTGTGGCTGTGCTCGCGCAGGCGGTTGTAGATGGCGATGCCTTCGAACATGTCGCCGCCTGGCGAGTTGATGTAGACGGTAACGTCCTTCTCACCGATGGAACGCAGCGCAGCGTCGATACGCTTCAGGGTTACGCCTTCGCCGTACCAGTCTTCACCGATCACGCCGTAGATGGTGATGGTGTCAGAGGTGTTCTCAACCGCCGCTTGGATGGCAGGGTTCCATTTCTCGAGCGCGCGCGGGCTCATCTCGCTGCGCAGGCCGCGAGACTGGATTTTCAGTTTCATGGGTTATTCCTTTGCGGGTTCGGCGGTGAGCCAATTCATCAGGGCTGCGCGAACGTTTTGGCTTTCGTTCTGCTTGCCCAGTTGGTCGAGCGGCACGAGGTTGGATTGAACGGTGAGGATGTCGCCGCCAGGCTTGGCCGGCATGTTCTCTTTCAGGCGTCCTTCATTGCGGGTAAGGAAACCGTTCTGCGCCATGGTGCTGAGGTATGCAGCCCGGCCAGCGCTGTCTGCGCGCAGGAAGGCTTCCAGCGAATACTCGGCGTAGTAGGTGATGCGATCCACGGCGGTGAGCAGCTTCTTCTCCACGCACTGCTCGATCGGCGCGGTATAGCTCATGATGCAGTAGGTCAGGAACGCGAGCTGCTGTTGCTCCAAGCCAGTCCCCCAGTTGCTGCCCTTGTCGGTCTTCATGACCATCCAGGTTGGCACGCCGAACCAGCGGCAAATCTCTTCGACGCTGTGCCCGCGAGACTCAAGCAACTGAGCATCGGCGGGGTTGATGCCAATGGCTTCCGGGGTGATGCCATACTCCAGCACCGGTGATTTGCCGGCGTTCATGGCGCCACTGATGGTCTTGGCGTACTCGCGGAAGTCCGTCCGCTGATCGGGAGTCAGCACCCGATCCATCTTGAATGCGACGGTCGGCATCATGCCGTTCTTGAACGTGCTGTTGGCTGCGTCATCTGCCGACATCGCAGACCCGAACACGTCGGCACCGTAGCGAATCGCGGAGAGCCCCATCTTCCCATCCAGGGTGAAGGCGGGAATGTGCAGCATGTTCTCGCGGCGAATCTCTCGGCGCGGGCCTTTCTTGGGGTGGAACCAGTACCGCAAGCGGCCATCATCATCCTGCTCAGGCTTGACGCGCCCTGGCATCAGAAAGTCCAGGGCGATAACTCGGCCAGCTGATCGATGGATCTCGCAGTAGGCATTACCCCACAGGAGCATCGATGCAACCACGGACTGCCAGAAATGGAAGGCGGTCGTGTCCTCGTTCGGGCTGGTGTGCACCACGTCATACAGCGAAAAGTCACGTGCCGTCTCGCGGCTGCCGTCAGCCTTGCGGCGGTAGATGTTGAGCGGCAAGCCAGCAACGGACATCGAGATGATGCGAACGCAGGCCCAGACCGTAGACAGGCGCATGGCGTTGTCGATGGTGACCGTCTTGCCAGAGCTGGATTGACTGCCAAAGTAGGCACCCCAGAAACCGCCATCACTGAGGCGGATGGACTTACCCATCCAGTCGCCGAGGCTGGCTGCCGGTCGCTGGGCGGAAGTCACCAGCGCCTGCATCAAGCTCTTACCCATTGGTAATACCTCGGCGGATGAATCCGGCAATGCAGAACAGCGAGAGCCCGCCGGCGATCAGCGCCCAGCCGGTACCGGCTAGCATCCAGACGCCAGCGCACAGCAATGCGAAGCCGGCCAGGCTGACCAGCAGGAATGCGAGAAAGGCGTTCATGTGATGATGGGGTCCCGTATGGCGGCGAACCAGTCGTCTTCTGTGTTCGGGTTGGTGGCCTGGGCCATAACGCGCCCCACTGCCATGATCAGCGCCACGGCGCCGTCAATCTTGTTGTCGTTGCCCTGCTTGATCGGGCGGACAACGTCGTCGTTGCCCGGCAGGTTCTTGCCGATCACGTTACCCAAGCACCAGCTCATGATTGGGTTGCCGTCATGGTGGAAGCGGCCGCTGAGGATGGCCGCTTCCAGCTCCTTCATCGGCGTGGACATGTTGGTGTAGTTCTGGGTGATGACGACGGGCGTGAGTCCTTCGTCTTCCAGTTCATGGGCCAAGCCAGTGGCCCCGTGCGGATCGATTGGGCATTCCTTCACCGCGAACTGACGGCCGGCCTCCTTCGCTTCTTCGAGGATCTCCCGGTAGTCCACCTCGGCGCCGGCAGTCTCGATCAGGTATCCAGCGTTCACCCAGGCCTGGTAGCGCTCGGCCATCCGCTGGTTGTCGCTACTGCGCACGGTGTCTTCTGGCACCCAGAATCTGGGCGCCACGCAGTAGTAGTGGACCCGCCCGTCAATGACGCGCCAGAACAGGTGTGGCATGCTGTTCATGTCCAGCTTGCGCGCCAGGTCGAAGCCAAGCACGCAGTCCTGCCCCTCGAACTGCTCAAGGGTGAGGCTGGTGTCTTCACAGGCTCGCCAGGCTTCCATGTTGTAGAAGCCGGTCTTGGCCGAGACCCAGACGTTCAGGTGCTTGGTCTTGAAAGTGTTGGTGAAGCGCGCAGTGCGGATGGCTCTCTGCTGCTGGCTCTCCAGGTACTCGCGGAAAACGGACACACCGAAATTCGGGTTGGCCTTGGCGAGCACCTTCGGGTCGGTCCAGTCATCGCCCTCGTCAATCGTCCAGATCCAGCCGAAGAGCTCGTCATCCGGCACCGTTCCGTCGAGCATCTCCACCACCTGGCGGCGCAGGTCGTAGCACGGGCCCTCGATGTCAGCGCCGGCAGTGGTGATGATGAACATCAGCGGCTGGCGGCGAGCACCCATGCCAGTCAGCATGGTTTCGTACAAGGCGGCAGTCTGATGCTCGTGATACTCGTCAACGATTGCGCAACTGGGCGAAGCACCGTCACCTGGGTTGCCGATCAATGGTTCGAAGCGGCTACCGTCCGCGGGCCGATTCATGTTCGAGGCGTTGACCTCGATGCCAGCCGCTTCCATCAGCATGGGGGATCGCTTGACCATAAGCCGCGCTGGCCTGAAAACCTCCCACGCCTGTTTCTCGGTTGTCGCGCCGGCGTATATCTCGGCGCCGAATTCGTCGTCCGCCGTGAACATGCTGATGCCAAGGCCAGCGGCGATAACGCTCTTGCCGTTCTTCCTGGGCACTTCCCAATAACTGACGCGGAACCGGCGCTGCCCACTGTGCTTGCGCACCCAGCCGAATGTCATGGCCAGGCCGAACAACTGCCAGGGCTCAAGCGTGACCAGCTGACGCTTGAATGCCCACTCCCCTTTGGTGTGGGGCAGCATCTGAATCAGCCGCAGCTTCTTCTCGGCCTTGGCCGGGTCGAAGCGATACTTGAACTTAGCGCTACGGCTCTTGGCCATCTCGCAGAAATGACGCTCAACCGCCTGCTTGACGTACTTACAGCACGGCACCTTACCAGCCACGACACGCTTACCCCACCGAATCGCTGATTCGACGTTGGGGTACTTTGTTGCCATGTCAGCCTTCGATCAGATCCGCAAACGGGTTGGACGATTTCGCCTTTTTGCCACCGGTCAGGCGTGACCGGCTGGATGGGTCCAGGCCGAGCAGTGCGCCGGCAGTAACCATCTGCGCCATGGCTTCTTTGGCCGCCGTCAATGCTGGGTTCTTGATCGGGCTCCCCATTGCTGAGGTCATGATCGCGCCGTGCTGTACGACGAGCTCCTGTGCAGAGCGCCAGTTGGCGTATGCCGTGCAGAAAGCTTCGACTATGTGCAGGTCAGTTACGCAAACAATCTTCTGAGCTAGCAGCTCCGGAAGTACCGTTTCCCACATCTGAATCGCCAGCGGCTCCATCCACTGAGGCGGATCGACATGCGTTATCTGCGTGAAGTCCGGCTCAGCCTTGTTCAGCGCGCGCTTGCCCGGGTTACCCGCCAACACCTTCTTGGCCGTTGGTTTGGGGCGACGGCCGGACCGCCCCGCAACACCAGGCATTGGCCCCACTCCTGAATTTCATTTTTCGCGGGTATGAAAATTTGGCTTCCCCTGTCGTTCGGGCAGTGAAATCGCTCAAGCTTTCGACCCGCCCTCCCCACCCGGAGAATGCGAGCCGTTATCACTAGCCAGGCCAACGCGCTCGCCGATGCTGTTGTGGCATGACCGACACAAGGCGCGAAGGTTGTCCCAGGTCAGGGCCAGGTCAGGGTGAGTCTTGACTGGCTTGATGTGGTCAGTGATGTCGCTAGCAGCGTTATCGCAGTGCTCGCATACGGGATGCTTCTTGCGGTAGTAGGCGCTGAGCTTCTTCCAGCGCTCTGTCTTGTAGAACGAGTCGGATGCGTCACGCACTTCGTTGTAGCGTTTATGCGTCTGACGACGAGCAAGCGCAGCAGCTGCTTCAGCCATGGGCGCGTGCTTAGAGCAGTAGGAGGTGCCACGCACAAGCACCGAGCACCCAGGAGCTGCACAGGGCCGCAATGGCCTAGCGGGCATCGCTACCTCTGCGCCGGTCACGCCTGCCATCCCATGCATCAGGCCCGCGCAATACTGCCGCGATATTGCCGCCGCAGCGCATAGTGGCAGCAGCAAGGAAGGCCAGCAGCGCCACCAGAGGCCACGCCTCTATGGCAACAACGAGCTCACCCGTAACGATATGGATGACGGCAGAGCCGCAGCAGACCATAGCGATGACCGCCAGCCCTGACTTCAATCGGTTGAACGTTGCGCCATCTCGCTGATAGGTGAATAACCGAACGAAGATCGCCAGGCACAGGATGATGACAATCACATTGAGCATGATCAGCTCCCCATAGGCGCAGACCGGCTGCGGCTGCGAATGGCTGCGAGAGTGACGGTCACCACCATTGCTGACGCCATGAATGCCGCGGGGCCTGGCAGATCAATCGGCCCAACGCCGAGCCACTCGATCTTCGCCTTAGCTACTGCTGGGGCGAACAGATACCCCATTATGAAAGAGATCAGGAACAGCACCAGCCGCGTGCGCACAGCGAACTCGCTGGCCGCGATGAAGAAGATGACTGCGCCGCAGAGAGCGCCGACGGCGGCATCGCCGTTGATGCCCGCGAGCACACCCGCCAAACCGGCGCCGGCTGCACTGACTGCCACAACGGTCGCAGTACTTGGCTCAGCCATACCCATCTCCAAAATAAAAAGCCCGCACTCGGCGGGCAGGGCGACGGGCTGGGGAAGCCGCCGCAGAGCAGAAAAGAAAAGCCCGGCTCAGTGGCCGGGCTTTCGGGATTCTCAATCCTGAACGCGCAAGATTGACAGGATGGGAGAACTCTCGGCCAATCGGCTACTTAAGTCAAGCGGCATGTGACAACAAAACCCCCTCGGCCTGCAGGATGGCCTCTGCGTGCTGCAGCGCCTCCTTCACCATCTCATCCAGCACAGCTCCAACACCCTGACGCCAGCGGCGACGAGTGCGCTCGTGGTTGGCCTCTGGATCCCACGTATTCATGTCATAGAACGCCGCCGGCAGCACGATCATGTCAGACGAGCGCTTACCCTCTGCGCCCTTCAGAGGCGGGATGGCCCAAGCGGTCACGGCCTTGTAAACGAACAACTTCGGCGCAGGCGAGGCAATCAGCGGGGCGAGAGCGCTGATGGCGGCGACCTTGCGCGCCTTGTGCGTGCCATACCGCGCAGCCAGGGCGTTCCAGTGGCGTGGGATCAGTTCGCTGTGCAGCCGCGCGAACACCCAGCAGTCGATCAGGTCGCGGTCAGGCACACCGCCTCGCCCGACCATCGCCGTATCCAGATCGATCAACTTCTGCCAGGCCTGGCGCGACGTGCTGTCCTTGCACTCGGCTGCCAGGGCCGACACCACCGCACTCAATACGCTCGAATAAACCATGCCCTTCCCCTCAATCCCCGGTGAAGTGCGCCCCGCCGGCGCCCTTCCTGTTATTGCCTTGATAACCCACCGCCGCGCCCTGCTCCGGCATCAAGCCGGCATGCTGCAGAACGCGCTGCATCCGCTTGCGCTCATCGCCCGACATAGCCAGGCGCAACCGCAACTGCTCGACCAACTCGGGATAGCCCAGCGCCTCCCCGTCCGGCTTCACGAAGCCACCACCGTTGCACCCGGCGCACTCCATCAGATGGAAGATGCCCCGTATGCGCCCCGCGCCCCGGCACACCTCGCACCGCTCCAGCGGCATCAGGCGCGCTTTCATTGCGCCTGCACCTGTTGCGCTGTCGGCGCCATGGCCAGGTACGCATTGATTTCGCGCATGGCCTCCTCGATGCCGCGACAAACAACGGCGCGGTACCCCTCTGCCTTCAGCCTGGCGAGCATGTCCTTCTGCACGCCGCTGACGGTTGCGTCATGCGGAGGGGTGGCCTTGAACTCGATGAAAAGCCCGAAGAAGCCACCGCGCGCTTGAGCTAGCTGCAGATCAGGCACGCCAGCCTTAACGCCCTGGGCTTTCAGCTTTCCAGCGGTCGCCTTGGTTCGAGCACCACCGTTTGGTGTGTGCCAGGTCACCGCATAGGCTGCGCGGTGCTGGATCTCCAGCCACTTGACCAGCATCTGCTGTTCGCGGCCTTCGAAGTCGATAGGGCGAACTACGCGCATGGCTCGACCTCGCGGGCTTTTTGCTGCTCTGGCTCGAAATCACCGCGTAGCGGCATCAGCGAACCATCCTCATAACCACAGTTGCCAGGGGCGAGGTGATGAGTGCATATCCAGCCGTTCGCCCGGGCGTACATAACGCCTTGAGGTGTATCTACGGCATCACCCTTTTCGACTCGCATAATTAGCTCTACAACGCTGCCCGCCATCACTGGAGGGAGGTCGATCAGAGTGATCGCCAGATCACCTACTTTGAGTTCGTTACCCATTCTTCACCCTCCCCACGTAGAAATACTGCTTTCGGCTGTAGCGCCCACCATTACTGGCGCCCCGCCCGATTGCAGAAATGCAGGAGCGGCCACTTTCGGCACAACCTGCACGCCATGCGCACCCACAAAACCGCACCCGTCCAGCCGCGCATGCCACCGTTCCAACGCCTCGCGCCGACGCTCCATGGCATCACGGGTCAGATAGGTCTCAGTGGTCACGCCCAGGGCATGGTTGATCAGCAGCTCACCCACCATGTGGTCAACGCCGATATCCGCCAGGCTCGAGCGCATCAGCTTGCGCAGGTCATGGCTCGTCCACTGCCGGCCGCTCACCTCACGCATCAGCGCATGCCCGCTGGTCAGCGCCATGGCAGCCCCGCCGCGCACCGGGAACAGCCACGCCGCCTTCATGCGTGCATCCGGCAGCGCCTGGCGATACTTGGCCAGCAGGCCGAGCACCTGCGCCGTCAGCGGTAGCACATGCTCGCGCCGGCTCTTCGTGTTCGCCTCGGGGATCACCCACACCCGTTCGTCCAGCGAGATATGCGCCCAGCGCGCCGCCAGCGTCTCGGCGATGCGTGTGCCGTGCGCCAGCATCATCAGCGGCAGCATCCCCTTGGCCGGGTCACGGTTGAACACCTCCACCAGGTGCTGCACCAACGCATGCAGGTCGACGCGCGACAACGCCGCCGGCTTCGGCCGCAGCTTGCCCTTGTAGAAATCGCGGAACGTCGTGCCCGCCAGCGGGTTGGCCTCGATGCGGCCCTGCGTCTCAGCCATGCGGAACGCCTGACGCAGCCCCTGCAGCGCCTTCTGCACCGTGCGTGGCGCCAACTCCTGATGCATGGGAAACACCAACTTGTCGTCGAGCAGCACCCGATCCAGCTTGCGCAGCAGCACCTTGCCCACGTGCGGGATCACATGCCGGCGCATCAGCGAACCCATGCTGCCGCGGTACTTCTCGCTGCGCGTGCGGTCACCCTCAATGCGCGACAGCCACCACTCCACCACCTCGACCACCGAGCGCATGCCCGCCTTCTTGCTCGCCACTACGCGCCCTCCCCTTCGAACTTCGCCACAACCCGCCCGGCCATGTGATCGGTGATCGCCTGCACCACGCCGTCACGGCTATTGCGATAGGCCATGGCCACCGCCTTGCCTGGGGCGCTGACTGAATAAACCGGCAGGCCATCGATCTGATACTCGGCCACGGTGTAGCCGCTATCGGTGATCCAGCAGCCTGGCGTCGGCAGGCCGTCGCGATCCTTCTTAGGATCCCAGCCTATGGTCATGGCGCCAGCTCCTGCTCGGCGCTCAGCTCCACCACCTCGGCCATCTCGCCGTACAACTTGCGGCCATGGGCCTCGGCGGTAGCCCGGCAGGCGAACAGCGCCACCGGCTGGCCGCGATCAGCAGCCAGCCCGAGCTTGTCGGCGCGGGAGTAGAGGGCGAAGCGGTGGTTAAGCGCATCTTCAAGGCGACGGCATTTGTTGCGGTAGTGGTTGTAAGCCCTTACCGACTCAGTGACCCGATCCTTGAAAAGATCACGCATCTGCTCCGCATCTGCGCAAGCAGTCGCAACTTCATGAAGCCGAATATTTGTCCGCTCAAGCTCGGTTCGCAGCGCCTTGCATTCCGCATAGGCCGCGTCTTTTTGCTGGATAGCGTGGCCGGCCTCGCATTTGGCCTGAGCCTCGCTATTCAGCAGCGAGAGGACGACGGAGGGACTGGCGGCGCCAACGAACGACACGTTCGCAACGCAGTCATCAGGGAAATTCTGATTTCCATCCAGCAGCACGTACTTGCCATCAGGAGTATCGGTGATGATCTGGTACTTGAGGATGAATGGCTTGTCGTATGCGTTTCCTGCGTACCAGTCTTTGTGCGCTGCCGCCTCAGCCAGCCTTCGCAGCTCGGCCTTGTTCACGTGAGTCATCCCCGCACCCTCCCCAACATCCCCCGAATCCTCGCCAAGTGCGCGTTGGCCACCTCCGGCGCCCCCTTGCGCATCGGCGCCGGAAGCGCGGCCACCGGTGCCGGCGCCAGTTCTTCACCACGCGCAATGCGGCGGCGCTGCTCCAGGTACTTGTCGCTGAACAGCTTCATGCCCAGCTTGCGCTCCAGGTTCTGCAGGGCCAGGTAACCGCAGGCCACCGCAGCGTGGTACACCGCCGGATGCGGCCAGCGTGCCATGCCGGCCTGAGCCGGGTGCGTGTTGCGCATGGCGATCTTGTAGGCCTTCTCTTCGCTCGGCAGGCCGAGCGCCTCAGGCGCCAGGCACCAGCTCACGAACTCACCCGGCGTCGGTGGCCACGGGCGGCGGTCACGCCCCGCCGTACGCATGCCCTGGTCGATCAGCCCCTGTTGCAGCACGCCCGAGCGGATGCACTCGGCCAGAAACTCGTCCTGCCAGGCGAACTCCTCCGCCTCGCTCGGCCACACCTGGCGCCAGCCGGTGTAAACGCCCTTCAGCCGCTGCATCAGCTCGGCCAGCGCGGCCTGCGTGGCGTCATCGATCACCACCTGCTGGGGGCCTGGAGCTTGGGTGATGGCTTGGGGTTTCAGGCTGGCGGCCACCTGGCCAGCGTTACGGGCGGCGCTCATACCGTCACCACGCGCGGCCGTACCGGGCGAGCCGCCGTGATCGGCGCCACCTTGCTGGACGCACCCCGCACCGCATCCTGCTTCGCCCAGGTCACCAGCTTGGCGTGCCACTCGGCCGCCGTCAGCGCCAGCCCCTTGGCCTGGTGGTGGATCACGAACGCACCCAGCGCATCGGCGCAGGCCTGCGGCGACAACCCGGCACGGAATGCCAGCGCCTTGAGGCGATCAGGTTCTGGCTGCCACTCCAGCGTCATCGCAAACGGCGCATCAGGTTCGGCAGGCGGCGAGCCACCCTCGGGCTGCGAGTCGTCGCGCGCAGTGTGAGAGGGTTTTAGATCTTCTCTTCTCTTCTCTTCTCTAGCTCCGGCCCCTGTCTGCTTTTTGTCCGCATCAGAAGCGGACACATTGCGGACAGTTGCCTTCCGCTGTGCGTCCTGGCAGCGACGTTTCGCGGACGTGCCGTTGTGCTCGGCGAACTTCACCACCTCAACACCGCCATCCACCTCGGCCAGCCAGCCGATCTGCACCAGGGCAGCACCGATGCCCGCCACACCGGTTTTACGGTCGATCGCACGCAGCGTCAGGCCGGGCAGCAGACCATCCTCGGAATGCTCGTCAGCCATCGACCACAGCCAGTACAGCGCGCCCACCACCATCGCCTCGGGCTGGTCCACCAGATCGCACAGGTGCGACACGCGCGGGTCATCCCACAGATTGGTGCGCATCTTGATCCACTCACCGGCCATGGTTGCCACCCTCAGTGCGCGCCACGTTTTCGCGCGCAGCAGAAAGTGGCGCGCCGTTGAGCCTCTGCGCCAGCACGGCCAGGCCCTTGGCGGTCACCCGCACCTGGCTCGCCAGGCGGTCGCTGCCCTCGTCGTCCTTACCGATGACCGATACCTTGTGATCCAGCAGGCCGGCAGTAAGGCGCGGCTGATACGCCAGCAGGCGCATGCTGCCCTCCCGGCGGTAAATCCAACGGTTCGCGCGCATCCACTCGATCAACCGGCAACGCTGGATGCCCAGGTGCTTGGCCGCATCCGTCAGGCACATCGAGCCGCCAGCCTCGGCGAGTCGCGCCAGCGCCTCCACCTTCGGTGCCTGCTCGCTCACCACCACCTGCAGGCGGTTGTTCTGCTCGGCCAGGTCAGCCGCCAGGCGCAGCGCCTCGGGCAGGGTTTGCGGCAGGCGCGGCACCGCGCCCGCCTCCAGCGCCTGCCAGCGATCCACCAGAGCGGCGGTGAACTCCGGCGACAGCTGCGCCACCAGCACGATGCTGTCGCGTCGGCCACGCTCGCCGCTGAACACATAAACCGCCACCGGCTTGGTGGCTGTGGGGATTTCCTCACTCTGAGGAAATTCGATCACCCCGGCCTGCGCCAGGGTTTCGACGGTGCGCTTCACGTTGTCATGGCGCTTGCCGACCAGCTCGGCGATATCCCGACTGGTCATCCTCGGCGCCTTGTCCGCGATCAGTAGTTGGTTCATACTTCGGTCACCTCTGTAGGTGTTGTTGAAGAAGCCGGGCTGCCACCCGGCTTTTTTGTGCCCGGCTACCTGACAATGGGTTGCCGCTTTGCCCTGATTCCGCGCATGCGCGGAAAAATCAGCCAACCACCCGCAACGGCTGCGCCTGGCCCGCCAGCGCCAGCACGTTCTCAGCGGCACGGCGCAGCTCGCAGGAGCGGCTCTCCACCGCCAGCAGCGCCTCGACCATGCGCGGCAGCTCCGGCAGGTCGCTGTCGTTGATGCGACCATCCGCCAGCACCACGCCGGTGGCCTCCACGGCGCCGCCCAGGCGGCTCACCAGTTGGCCGAACGCCGTAACCGGGCAACCGTCCAGGCCCAGATCGCGCGCACCGATCAGCCCATGACGGGCCGCCAGTTCGTTCACGCAGCGCTCACGCCACTCCGGCGCCAGCGCCTGCACCCAGGCCTCCTCGATCCAGGAAGGAAACTCCACATCGCCACCCAGCCAGCGCTGGCAGCGCTTCAGCCAGGCGTCAGTGGCCTTGATGAAGGGCTCAGCCGCGCCAACCTCGGCCAGCGCGGTGAAGTTCGGCACCCCGGCCGCCTCGGCCTTCACCGGCGCCAGCGCATACAACTGGGCGGCCAGCGCCTGGGCGAAACCGGCAGTGCTCATGGAGGTGCGCGCGATCATCTCGGCGGCATGCGCCACCAGCACCTGATCACGGGTTACGGCGTGTCCTGCTTTGGACGTAGTCATGTTCTGCTCTGCCTCTTATCGTGGTGGCCATGGGGTAGCCACTGGGGTTGCTCAGGCCGCGCCCTGGAGGATCTTCTTGGCCAGCGGCACAAGGTCAGGGCGGAGACCGGCAATAGTGATCTCGCCGCCAGATGCCTCCTGAAGGCGCTCGGCAATCTCAGGAGTCGGCTTGCGGTGGCCGCCAGCCAACTGCCAGAGGTAGCCGGCGCTCGTGCCGGCCTTCTTGGCGACTTCATCGCGGCGCTCTGGCGAAGCTTTCGCCAGCCATTCACGCAAGTGGTCATTCATGGGTAACCCTCCGACAGTTTCACGGAGGAATTTAGCCCATGGCTAACATTTCATCAACGCAAATTTAGCCGTGAGCACATTTAGCAGGCAGCTAAAGAGTGTCAATATCGATCTATGGATATCTTCGAAATACGAAAGGCCAATCTGATCAGGCTGATAGGCAGCCGCAGGAAAGGCGCGTGCGCGGAAAAGTGGGAGATGGCGCCAGCTCACCTGAGCCAGGTGCTGTCGAACAAGACAGCCAAGAACCTGGGCGAGGACGTGGCGCGCAGGATCGAGCAGAAGGAAGGGCTGCCGCATGGGTGGCTGGATACGCTGCAAGTTGAGACTGACGCCAAGAAGATTGCCGCCGCTGTGGCGCGAGGCGAATCGACCTCAATCGGAGAAAAGGCCGGCAGCTATCCGGGCCAGTTCGATATTTCGAGCGCAAAAAGAAATTACCAGGCCGACCTGTACCAGGCGGCCAAGCCGGAACACCGGCAGGCGGTCGACGAGATCGCCGACAAAATGTTGGCCTTGACGCCCGAGCAGGCGCTCAAGCTCAAACAGGCAATGGACCTGCTGATGCCATCCAATGAGCCCAGAAAAGACTGATTTCCCACCGCTCCTGCAGGGCGGATTTCATCCCCTCAGCCTGCTTGAACTGCACCAGCTAACTGTTAGCGAATTCCCGAATTCGCAACGCCGGCCACGGCTTTTCGCTTCCCTACAGATATACTTGGAACTGCTGGAAGGCACAGGCCTCAAAGCCGACGTATGGGTTGACGGCTCGTACATGTCCAGCAAGGAAGAGCCAGACGATATCGACTTGGTTGTATGCTTCGACCCAGACAGCGCCAGGTCACTATCAGCCGAGGCACAGCAGCAGGCGCGAACCTTGCTGGACACCCACATCGTCAGCAGCAGGTTCAATCTGCACCTGTTTAGGATCATGAATAACGATCCCGAGGCGCTCGCCTACTGGAGCAAGCTGTTTGGCACCATGCGCGATGAGCGCACGCCGAAGGGCATGGCATTACTGAGGGTCAACCCATGACTGAGCAAGCAAATCGCATAGATTGGCTTGAGCGCCAGCTTGCTCAGGTCAACGCGTTACTGGAGCGAGACAAGGCCAGGCTGGCGGAATCGCCTCACGACTTCGCGCTGGAACTCTCCATGACGTCCTGGCAGTCCCATCAGGAGGATCTGAAGCAAGAGCTTCGGCAAGCGCGATCCGCCCTGCAGCACGAAGTGCTCGAGCTTCGCCTGATCGGTCAGCGCATGGACGGCAGCATCCCCCTGCGTTTGCTAACCAAGATGGCGGACAACATCAGTGCCATCCTGGCCCATGCTGCCTATCACCTGCGGCATGGCAAGGCGCCGCACAAAAAGGGCCTAGACCCGCTGTATGACGAGATGGACATGCGTTTATCCGGCCTGGCCTTCGGATCAACGCGCCTGCTGTTTGCGGGCAATATCACCGCTGACCTGGCTGGCGACTCCGCCATGGGCGGCGCTTTGGAGAAGATATTCGGTGTGCTAGGCAGCCGCGACCAGCAGCAGATCCGCGAACTGGTCACGGTGATCGGTATACCTGCCACGCGCCAACTGAACGAGCTTCTTGCCACCCTGGAGCGGCAACACATCGGCGCTGAACTTACCTGGCCAGCGCCGAACGCCAAGATCTACCGCTGGGGCGGATCGCTGGCAGAAGTGCGCCAGGCACATGAGCGCCTGTCCCCGCTTGAGCGCATCAAGCCGCATGAAATGACCCTGAGCGGGCGCATTGCTCAGCTCAAGGACAACGGCGCCTTGTATATCAGAGGCCTGGACGGTCAACAGCTCAAGATCAGCTACAACGCGCAGCAGTATCAGCACGTGCAGCAATACACCTTGGGCATGGACGTCGATGTCCGTGTGATGTGCTACATCGATCGAGACCCTATCACCGAGCAGGAGCGCGCCACATACAAGCTTGTGACGCCAGAGGAATAGCCTGGCGAGCAGAAGCTCCTACGGCCTAGATTGACTCGCACAGAAGCCCGCCCAGCGCGGGCTTTTTCATGCCCAGCGAAAATAATTTAGCTCTGAGCTATTGACGTTATTTTAGCCTGTAGCTAAATTAACTCCATCGCCGCCGACAACGACGGCCAGGCCGCAAGGCCACCGCTCTTTAAAAACCAGCGCCATGAACAGCTAGCCGGGCAACCGGCGAGGCAGCCCCGGCCATCACCTGTGGGGCGACAGAAAGTCAGGTGAACCAACCCGCTACGCCGCCCGGCGACCGGCGCACTGATCCGTAAGCGAACTGAGGATGCTGCAGGACGGTGCGAGGTGCAGACCGAACCGCGCGAATGACCCGGACGGCGTAGCGAGCAAGACCAATCCACAACACAGGAGCGCCAAGCCAATGCACCACTAAGCCCAGTCGACAGCACGGGTCGGCAATCCGCGCATACGTGCCCACTACCCTCCGGGCCGCCGGGCTGCACTCAAGCGCGGAGCAACACAGATACCCCACGACCAGCGCCGTATGTCGATTGAAGGCGCTGCGAGGGAAGCCCAAGGCCAAACACATGAAGCCAGCGCTGCCATCGGCAAGCGGCAACGGCACCAGGTTTCACCGGCTGGCCTTCCAACGAGGGCCAGACGGGAAACCCACCAGGAGCACACCCATGGAAAACCAACACCGCAAGATCGCGGGCTACCGCGACCTGAGCCAGGAAGAAGTCGACCTGATGAATCGCATCAAGGCAGCCGGCGCCAACCTCCTGCAACTGCAGGCAGAACTCTACGGCCGTCTTGATACCGATCGAGAAACACTGCGCGACGCCGCCCGCCGCTCGGTCGATGGCCAGGAGATCAATGGCTACCCCGCGACCGCGCACACCGGCGCTACGCCCGAGTGCATCGAGTTCCGCCGCTTCCAGGCAGCTGAGCCGCAGCGCTGGGCCGAGATCGGCAAGACCGACATCCAAACCGGAATCATGGCTCTGGTGCGCGCAGTCGCACAGCCGGCCGGCGTTTGATCCCCCAACACCACCCGCTAAGCGTTGAGCTAACCCGGCGGGCGGGTGGTGCCCGTGCCGCTTCGGTATGCCAATGCGTTAGCGCCGGTCCATCTCAGCCGGCAGATCAGGCGCGCCAACGCCCGGATCAAAGCGCGCACGGGTGAGTAAAGCGGTAGCCAGGTGGCCGGTGAATGCCGGCAGCCCTGCAAGCGGCGGGCCTCGCCGCGGGTGACAGAGAGGCCACACCTCAACTACGGAGCAACCACCATGCAACTACCCGAAAACATCCACGCCGACACCCTCCCAGCCATCGGCGCCGATCTGGCCGGCGGCAAGCTGGTCACTCTCTACATGCTGGCCGGCGCTGAGTTCGCGCTGATCGACCTGGGCGCAGGCGCCGAGATCCAGGGAGCCTGGGGCGAGTACGGCCAGGAGGTCGAAACCACCCACGGCGATGGCGAGAAGAACACCCGCGCCATGGCAGAAGCGGGCAGCGCCATCGCCATTCAAGCGCTGGAAGCCGGTGCCTTCATCCCGGCAGCGCTGGAGTGCCATCTGCTGATGCATGCCAAGGAAACCGGCGTAATCGAAGACCTCCGCGAGGATCGCTTCTACTGGTCAAGTTCGCAGTATTCCGCCCACCTCGCCTACAGCATGGTCTTCGAGGGTGGCTGGCAGCTCCTCAACGACAAGGACTACGGGCGCCCCGTGCGCCTCGTCCGCAAGATTCCCGTTATTCGCTGATTCATTCCTTCACTGATTCTCATCGGAGGACACCCAATGTCCCAGGAAATTTCCCTCAGCGTCGGCGGGTCGTCGCTGCGCACCAAAAGCCCCGCACTGGCACTGCAAGTCCTGCAGCACCTGTGCCCAGATGTGGTTCGGCAGCTGCCCGCTCATTATTTTGGCAGTCTTGAAGTGGCTAAAGCCGAGAGCGGCATGGCAATTGGCTCCCGCTTCGAGGGTTGTGTGATCTTCGCCCGCCACTGGGTCGGTGGTGTCGAGTACGCCTTGATTGACTTGGGCGCAGCTGCCGAGATCAAGGGCGCCTGGGGCAAGCGCGATCAAGAGTTCGCCACTAATCACGGCGACGGCATTGCCAACACCACGGCCATGGCGGATGCCGGCAGTGACCTGGCAAAGCAGGCACTCGAAGCGGGCGCCTACATCCCCTCGGCGGCCGAGTGTCACTTGCTGATGTATGCCAAACAGATGGGGTTGGTAACGGACCTGCGCGAGGACATCGCCTATTGGACGAGCTCGCAGTATTCCGCCTACAACGCCTACCTCATGGACTTCGAGGATGGCTGGCAGGGCTACGACGGCAAGCTCCTCGAGCGCCCCGTGCGCCTCGTCCGCAGGATTCCCATCATCCGCTGATCCATTGATTCATTCCTTCCTTTCACCGCAGGTGATTCCGGGGCTGGGTGGGCCAGCCAGACCAGAAGCACGCCGGGCAGCGCCGGCCACCTGCACACCAACACAAGGAGGCCAGGATGGCCATGCACACGGAGTTGCAGATCCACAAGGCTGCCGAGGAGCTTCTCGGCATAGCCCTGAATCTTGTGCGCAATATCCCGCGCGATCTTAAGCAAGTGGTCGGTGCCAAGCTGCGCGATGAGTGCCTGCAGGTGCTCGTGCTCATCGGGCGCGCCAATATGGCGCGCAACAAGCTGCCCCACCTCAACCAGCTGCTCGAAAGCATCTGGATGATCAACTACCTCCTGCGCGCCCTCACCAACCAGGGCGTAATCGCCAAGGCGCAGCACGCCAAGACCATGCAGGCAACCGACAGCATCGGCCGGCAGGCCAACGCCTGGAAAAAGAGCATCACCGCAACCGCGCCCGATGCATGAGGGTTACGGCCCTCATGCCTGTGCGCTGAATCTGGTCGTGCCGCTGGCCATCCGGCCACCGCCAAGCGCAGCAGAGATACCGCCGATCTAAAGCGTTCGGGCTGGTCTCGCGCAGTTTCCCGGTTGAGCAATCGCCTGGGCGACGTTGATAGCACGGCAGGTCGCAGTATTCCGCCAACAACGCCTACAACATGGACTTCGAGAATGGCTGGCAGAACAACAACGACAAGAACAACGAGCGCCCCGTGCGCCTCGTCCGCAGATCCAACGGTTGCACCCTTCACCTTCGAGCAGTTGGCCCAGGCCTACTACGACTGTCGCCGCAACAAGCGCAACACCAACAGCGCGCGGCATTTCGAGTTGAACATGGAAGCCAACCTGCTCGACCTACACGACGAGCTTCTGGACGGCACCTACCAGCCAGGCCGCTCGATATGCTTCGTGGTTACCCGGCCCAAGGCGCGGGAGGTGTGGGCCGCCGACTTCCGCGACCGCATAGTGCACCACCTCCTGTACAACCAGATCGGCGCCGGCATTGAGGCGACATTCATCGCCGACAGCTGCGCCTGCATCCCAGGGCGCGGCACCCTCTACGCCGCCAAGCGACTGGAGTCCAAGGTGCGCAGCGCGACGCAGAACTGGTCGCAGCCATGCCACTATCTGAAGGCGGACCTGGCTAACTTCTTCGTGGCTATCGATAAGCGCGTGTTGGATCGCCAGCTACGCCGGCTGATCGACGAGCCCTGGTGGCGGCGCTTGGCGCTGCAGATCCTCTGGCACGACCCGCGCGAAAACGCCAGCATGCGCTGCCCTATTCACCTGTTGAACCGGGTGCCCCAGCACAAGCGCCTGACTGCTCAGCCGGCGCACCTCGGGTTACCCATCGGCAACCTCTCGTCGCAGTTCTTCGCCAACGTCTACTTGAACGCCCTGGATCGGTTCGCAAAGCACGAGCTCAAGGCGCGGCACTACATCAGATACGTGGACGACTTCGTGCTGCTGCACGAATCACCGCAGCAGCTCAACGTTTGGATCGCAGAGATAGAAGCCTTCCTGCCGACGCTGGGCGCTCGCCTCAATCCAACGAAAACCATCCTGCAGCCGGTAGCGCGCGGCATCGACTTCGTTGGCCAGGTGATCAAACCCTGGCGACGTAGCACGCGCCGCAAGACGGTTTCCGAGGCAACCATGCGCATCGCCGTCGCACCCGACGACGAACTACTGGCTACTGCCAACAGCTACTTCGGCCTGCTCGGTCAAGCCACTGCAAGCCATCACGAGCGAGCCCAGATCGCACGCCTGCTGCTGCGGCGTGGCTACACCGTCAACGCAGCCCTTACCCAGACCTACCGAAAGCGAGGTGCACCATGACCGCCTTCACCAAAGCCCGCGAATCCATCGCCGAGCTGCTCGACGCGATGCGCCACACCAATCAGGCGCGAATGGCAGCCGAGGTGCGCACCCGGCAGCCCGCGCCGCGCGCCACCAAGCTCTACGCATGCGGCAGTGACTGGCAAGTGCTGGATGCAGATACCGGCCGCCTTCTGGCTTGGCGGCAGAGCCAGCATGAAGCCGCCGAGCTGGCCACCCGCCTTGAGCTCGGCCTGCAACTGCATCACTGAGGCCGCCATCATGACCCCTACACCGCACTTTCGCTCGCATGCCGAGCAACGGGCCGCACTTGGCTGCGCAGCTGACCTCGACCCTCTGAAGCACCCTCGCCGCTTCGCCAGGCAGCAGGCACAGGAGAAGTTCAGGCCAACCAAGCGCTGCCCGCAGCCCATAAGCGACGCGCGCGCACCTGAGCTGCTCGAGAGAGCCAGAGCCGTGACGCACCTAGGCATCGTCGAGGCGGCCCGCGCGCTTGGCGTCAGCCGTGGCGTGCTCAATCGCCTGCGCGATGACTACGACCTGGACTTCTCCCAACCTGCAGGCCGCAGCGGGGCCAGCCGCGTCAAAGCCCTGGCCGGTTCCAATCCGACTATGAAGGAACTCGCCGAGGCAGCAGGCCTTACCTACAACCACACCTACAAGCTCTGCAAGCTGCACGGCATCGAACCCGGAGTGCCCTATGGCCAAGACCCAAAAGGAACGTGACGATGCCGCCGCCCAGCGGCGCAAGGGCGCCCAAGAGGTAGAACTACGCCACCGCGTGCGCCCGGGCATCCTCGCCGAACTGATGGAATGGGGCGAACACACCGAGCGCACCGAATGCCTGCAAACGCTGCTGCTCAACGTCCACGCCCTGGGCCGCGACCAGGCCGCCGCACTGCTGCAACCGCCGCGCCACGAAATCCACATATCCCCAACCGTGGCGCGCCAGCTCTACCAGCAAGGCGCCGAACAAGCCGGGCGGCTGGATCGGCAGGAGCAGTAAGCCGCCTGGCCAATCAAATGGCCGTCAATTGACCATCAAATGAGCCCATCGCCAGCAGCGCAACGGGCTGCTATTGGAGAAAGCTATGAGCCGGCAGGTGGGAATCATCAAGCCTGACTCACGCATCGTTGTGCAGTTCAGCTGTGGGGCGGCCTCGGCTGTTGCCGGAAAGCTGGCCCAGGCTGAGTTCGGAGACTCTCACGATGTACAGTTCGTGAATGCCTTCCTGGCCAATGAGCACGAAGATAACCGGCGTTTTCTAGCTGATGCCGAAGTCTGTTATCAACAGCCAATCACTGTGCTGCGCGACGAGAAATACGGGGCCAACGTTATTGATGTGTTTCTGCGTGAGCGATACATCAAGAATCGCCGCGGTGCCTGCTGCACAAAGCTGCTGAAGCGGCGCCTTCTGGACACCTGGAAACAACCAGGCGACGTGATGGTTTTCGGCTTCACGGCAGAAGAAGAAGACCGGTTTGCTGATTTCGTAGAGCGCAATCCAGATCGGCCCGCTATCGCCCCACTGATTGAGCGTGGCTTGGGCAAGGCCGATTGCAAAGCCCTGCTCGAGCGCGCCGGCCTGGAACTCCCCTTGATGTACCGCCTGGGCTATTCGAATGCGAACTGCAAAGGCTGCGTGAAGGGTGGCGAAGGCTACTTTCGCGCGATTCGCCAGGACTTCCCCGATGACTTCGAAGCCCTTTGCAAGGTGATGGACGAGCTTGGCCCAGGCTCCTACCTGTTCCGCGATCGCACAACCAACGTGCGCTGGCATCTGCGAGACCTTCCAGATGGCCCCATCAACCGTAACGAAGAGATCCCGGCCTGCAGCTTCTTCTGCGAGATGGCCGAGGCCGACATCATTCAGCGGGAATAGCGCAATGACCCACTACCCCAAAGGCGGACGCTGCAGCGCCTGCACCAAGCGCCTGGACAACTGCTCTTACCTGCCCTTCCACACCATGCCCGTACACCGTCAAGACGGCACAGACGTGGTGGTGATCTGCACCCAGTTCGTGCCAGCAGCAGGCGAGCGCGGCAAGCCATTCCTAAACCCACGGCGCGGCCGGAGGCTGTAATGCAGCAAATCAAATACGGCAGCGTCTGCAGCGGCATCGAGGCAGCCAGCTGTTCCTGGCACCCACTCGGCTGGCGGGCTGAATGGTTCGCAGAGATTGAACCCTTCCCGTCCGCCGTCCTGGCGCACCGCTGGCCTGAGGTCACCAACCACGGCGACATGACCAAGCTCGCCGCCAAGGTGCTAGCTGGCACCATCAGCGCCCCGGATGTTCTGGTAGGCGGCACACCCTGCCAGGCGTTCAGCGTGGCAGGCATGCGCCAGGGTCTGCTAGACCCGCGCGGCGCCCTCACCATCAAATATGTGGAGCTTGCAGATGCAGTTGACCATGTTCGACCAGCAGGCGACGAATGCATCGTCGTCTGGGAAAACGTCCCCGGTGTCCTCTCCGATAAAGGTAACGCGTTCGGCTGCTTCCTCGGCGCCCTGGTGGGCGAATCCGATGCGCTCCAGCCGTCAGGGGGAAAATGGACGGACGCTGGTTGTGTGTATGGCCCCCGCCGATCAGCAGCATGGCGGGTGCTGGATGCCCAATATTTCGGCCTGGCCCAACGACGCCGCCGTGTGTTCGTTGTCGCAAGTGCTCGAGCAGGGTTCGATCCCGCACCGGTACTTTTTGAGTCCGAAGGCGTGCGCCGGGATCATCCGCCGCGCCGAGGCCAGGGGCAAGACCTTACCGGCCACGCTCCTTTCCGCCCTGCGCTCCAGTGCGGATGCGGATGCACCTTCGACGAGCAGCTAGGCAACTACGGTTGCCCGAACTGCGAGGGCGACGAAGGCCCGGCCGTCAGCGTCATTGCTGGCGTGCCTGCCTTCGGCGGCCACAGCTTGGGCGGATCGGTTAAACAGGCCGCCACCCTAACCGCAAAAGACACCCGCATGGATATGGAGAGCGAGACATTTTTCGTAGCTCCGACCATTGCGGGTGGCGCCAGGAAGGCAGGCGGATACTCCCTCGACGATATCCCCCTTACCGCTGGAACCCTGACGCGCGAAGCGTTCAGCGGCGGCGCTGGTGGACGTCCAGAAGGCGCAGCCGCAGGGCACTTCATCCCTGTCACAGCCAAACCCCTGACGACCAAGGCCGGGAATGCTGATCGCGAGGACAGCATGAATTTGGTGGTCGGCACACTGCTGGCCAACGGCAAAGCCGCCGGCAGCGCCACCCAGCAGGATGCGGAGAGCGGCCTTCTGGTTGTTCATGGCGCGCAAGATCCATGCGTCAATGACAATATCGCTCATGCCCTTGGCAGAAACCATGGCCAAGAGAACGCCGTGCTGGCGTTCTCCTGTAAGGACTACGGCGCCGATGCAACAACCGATCTGTCGCCTACCCTGCGAGCCATGGGCCACGGTGAAAGCCACGCCAACGCCGGCGGCCAAGTGGCAGTGTGCGTCACTGGTGATATCACTCACACGCTGAAGGTTGAAGGGTTCGACGCAAGCGAAGACGGCACGGGGCGCGGTCAGCCGATAGTCGCCGATATCTCACCTACCTTGCGCGCCGGGAATCAGCGCAACAACAGCAATGCTGCAACTGAAGCGGAAATGCTGGTGGGAGGATCTTCCGTTCGCCGCCTCACCCCGCGCGAGTGCGAGCGCCTGCAGGGCTTCCCCGACGACTACACGCTGATCCCATATGGCCGAGCAATTCGGCCCGAGAAACTGGATGCGGACTTCGCCAAGTACCTGATGCGCGGCGGCCAGATGACCTTCGAGCAGTGCTTGCAGGCCGCTGCCGACGGCCCGCGCTACAAGGCCATCGGCAATAGCAAGGCCGTCCCTGTGGTGCGCTGGATTGGTAAGCGCATTCAGCGCGAGCTGGAGCGTGCCCAATGAGCCGCCGCAAGCCCAACAACCAGCGCGCCCGGCTGGAGCGATCCTGCCGGGCCATCCTGAGCAGCAACCACGTTGCAGTGGTGAGCATCAGCCCGAGCGGCTGGCAGGGCATGGTCAACTGGAAGTTGGCCAAACGCATTCCGCCCGGGCGCCAGGTGGCCAATGCCCTCTGCGATATCCCGCATCGCTGGACGATCTACGTTGCCGGCCTGTGCGTGGATTGGTCTGGCAATCGGTACATGAAGAGCATCGAGGCCATGCCCGATGGCAACTATCTGGCCGCACACCTGACGGACGTGATCGAAACCTGCGTGCTCGACCAGCGCGCCACCTGCAACCCGCGTGACCTGATCGGCTCTGGCTGGATCGCCATTCCTGCCCAGGTATCCCTGACCGAAGAACAGGCCTACCGCATATTCGATCTGGTCGGTGCCTGGAATCAGGTTCAGCAGGTGAGCGCATGAACACCCCTATCTACTGCCGCACCTCCGGCAAGCGCATCGGCACCTGCTGCTGCCTGCGCTGCAACCCGCCCCAGGAGCCAGCACCATGCCCCTGACCCTGAACTCCTGGCACGCCACCAACCGGCCAGCCTGGCATCCGCACACAGTCTCCATCAGCGGCGAGAGCCCCATCAAAACCATAAACGGCTACTACACAGCCGCCGAGCTTCGGGCCATAGCGCGCCAGCTCATCACCATTGCCAACGACTCTGACCAGGGCGAAACCGGCCCGGCCACCTACACCGTCGAGGACTGACCCATGCTCCCACTGATCTACGTGGCCGGACCCTACCGGGCGGCCACACGGGATGATATTGCCCGCAACATCGACGCCGCCCGCGTGGTCGGCATCAGCGCCGCCGCCCTTGGCTGGTTCCCCGTCATCCCCCACGCCAACACCGCCCACATGGAGGTCGACCTGCCCGATCTTGGCGACGACTTCTGGCTTCGCGGCACCATGGAAATGATGGAGCGGTGCGACGCTGTGGTGCTCGTGCCAGGCTGGGAGAACAGCGCCGGTACCAAAGCCGAAATGGCCCGCTCCGACGCCCTGCGCATCCCCATCTTCCGCAACCTCGACACCCTCCCCAGCGCCCGCGCCTTCATCGAATGGCTCCACGCCAACGAAGCCCGCGCCAGCCGCCTGCACGCCGCGAAGGCCTGACCGTGCGCCTTCGCCTGGTCACCGGCTGCTGCTACTGCGGCAGCAATAGCCACAACACGGCCCAGTGCACCTGGAACAACCCGAATATCTGGAGCACGACATGAGCGAACAGAACAAAGATGCGGAGCTGTTGCCGTGCCCGTTTTGCGGTGATGTGCCGCAACTTCCAAGCGGCGACGGAACGCAATACGAAATTGAGTGCGGCGGGTGCGGCCAGGCAATGGCAAGCGTGCAAATCTGCGACCTGATGACAATTGAAGAGCGCGCTGAGGAGTCGTTTTCCAATTACCGCTACCAAGAGCAGTACGTAGAGCGCGCAAGGATAGAGGCGACTAAGCGCTGGAACGAGCGAGCCAGCCTGCCGGTGGGTGTGCCGGATGCAAATGCTCTGCGCCGTTCAATCAGCCACTACGAAGCGGCATTGCAGGCTGCCTTCCCGTCGGGCGCACCGGGTCACGTATCGCTGCAGTGGAACGAAGCTCGCAGGCAATCTGCCGCCCCGACCGTCAAGGCTGAGCAGGTGGATTGCCTGTACTGCCAAGGTCACGGCGACGTGACGCGCATATCTGGCCAGACTGCCGAGTACAACGAAGAATGCCCGGAGTGCAAAGGAACCGGCTTAGCCCCCTCCCTGCCGGCTGCTGGATCGGCTGATATACCAGAGCCTGACTTCGCCCTAGATGGCGGCAGTCAGCCCTGCTACTACGCAGAGACCGTGCAGCGCATTGTCGCCGCCCTTTCCGCGCATCAGTCCGCGCATGTGAGCGTGCCGAGGGAGTTGCTGCAAGACCTACGCGACTTAGCCTCTGAAGCAGTTGACCACCACCGCCAGGCGTTCGCAGGCTACAAGCTGGAGCGCCAAGCGAACATGGATCAGGTGATAGCCAACGCTGACGCCCTTCTCAATGGGGGTGAGGCATGAGCGACTTCGAGCGAGAGGTGAGCGAAAGCGCGCGTGGATGGATGCGCACGCTTGGCAACTTTTCACCAGTAGTCAACCCGGATTACCGCGAGGTCAAGGGGTCGATGCTTGGCGAATACGGAGACGCCGAGAAAACATATTTCAGCAGTAAAGAGCTGCGCGAACTTGCGGCGGCCTGTTCAGAGGTCGCGGATTGGCTGGATAAGCGCGCAGGAGGTAAAGATGAGTGAGCAGATTGAGGCGCTGCGCGCAGAGGCCGAGGCGCTGCGGGCTGAGAATGCCAAATTGCGCACGGCACTCGCCGAGCAGGGAGAGCGGCAGGAGGCGAGCCAGGACGTGCGGGGGCTGGTGGAGGCGCTAGAAAATTGCGCAGCAGCGCTCGCGTGGAACTGCTTCGGAGAGTGTCGAGCTATACACGCGGGGCCAATCATGCCAGCAGCCATGGCATTAGATACGGCCCGCACCGCCCTCGCAGCCCACCGCCAGGCGCAACGCCAGGCCTGATCCACCCCACCCCATCCCCTTTCTATCTGCCCACAACGTAGGGCGGGAGGATTTGCTGTGTCCGCTATTCAACAGGTCAGCCGTTCAGAGCTGATAGAGGAAATCGAACCATTCTTCGCGCCTATGTCTGCCGACCTAGTGGACAGCCTGATCGGCCAGTACAACGCTGCCCGCGCCAACGTCGAAGCCCTGGCGGCTGCCGTGCGCGCTGGCCAGAACGCATCAGTGCTGCACTACTTCGTCGAGGGCAACGTCAAAGAGCAGCGCCATAGCATGCCGACCACGGTCGATGCGCTTTTCCGCGTCGAAGGCGCTATCGCCCAGCTCAACGCCGACTTCTGGAGCCGCGCGCTGCGCCTGACTGATGTGATGGACTACATGCCGCATGCGCGCCGCGACGAGTGGCATGAGCAGATCCGCAACCCGGAGGGGCGCAAGGCGAGCAAGCACACCGGCGAGAAGGACATGCCGGCGCTGCCGGAGTTCGAAGAAGCCACTGTCCGTTCTACCTTGGCCGGACTGCTGAACAACCGCGCCCAGTTCTTTGGCGAGCGTGTTGACGGGATCTTCCGTGCGCTGAGCCGCGAGCATGTAACCAACTGCCCGCAAGGCTTCAACAAGCGGATGATCCTGCTGCGAGCCATCACCAGCTACGGCACTGTCGACCACAGCACTGCCGGCGTGATCAACGACCTGCGCTGCGTGATCGCCAAGTTCATGGGGCGCGATGAGCCGAAGCACTGCGGCACCGATCCGGTGATTAAGGCCGCCAGGCGGCGCAACGGCGAGTGGCAGAACGTCGACGGTGGCGCACTGCGCATCCGGGTTTATGGCGGCGTCGGCACCGCGCACCTCGAAGTCCACCCGGACATGGCCTGGCGCCTGAATGCCATCCTGTCCAGCCTATACCCGCTCGCCATCCCGGCCGAGTTTCGCACCAAGCCGAAGCGCGCTCGCAAGATCAAAGACTTCGAGCTTTTCGACCGGCCGCTGCCATTCGTGGTGGTCGCCCAGCTGGCGGCCATGCGCGAAGGATGGCGCAAGGGCAAGGACGGCTGGCGTGATATCCATATCGCCATCCCGAACACCCGCTGCTTCGACTATGGCGCCTACGACAAGGCCGCCCGCAAGCAGGCCGAGGACGTTCTGCGCGCCATCGGCGGCGTGTGGGTGGATAGCGTGGCCGGTGAGCGCGTGCAGCACTGGCAGTTCGACTACGACCCGACCGAGGTGCTGGATATGGTGGTTTGCTCAGGCTGTATACCTGACCACAAGTCGCACCAGTTCTACCCGACGCCCGAGAGCATTGCGGCGCTGGCTGTCGAACTGGCGCAGATAGGCCCGGATCATTACTGCCTGGAGCCGAGCGCCGGCCAGGGCGGCCTAGCCGACATGATGCCGAGCACTCGCACCATCTGCGTCGAGATCAGCGACCTGCATTGCCAGATACTCAAGGCTAAAGGCTACGCGACCGTACAGGCGGACTTCCTGAAGTTCACCAGCGATAAGCCGTTCGACCGGATCGTCATGAACCCGCCATTCAGCGAAGGCCGCTGGCAGGCGCACCTGGAGCACGCGGCGAGCATGCTGGCTGCTGATGGACGCCTGGTCGCCATCCTGCCGGCCAGCGCCAAGGGCAAGCCAGTGCTGGAAGGCTTCGACCACCAGTATTCGGCAGTGCTGGAGAACCAGTTCGCCGGCACCAGTGTTGATGTCGTGATATTGGCCGCACAGAGGAGTAACGCCGCATGAAACTGATCACGCTTGAGAAGTGGACGGGGGTGATGTGATGGCCGACGGCAAGGATCACTACAGCGAGAAAGAGTTTGCCGAGCTGATCGGCACCACCGTGCGCGCACTGCAGGCCAGGCGCGCCCGTGGTCAGCTACCCGAAGGCGTCTGGAACAAGCAGGGACGCCAAACCATCTACAGCAAACGGAGATACTACGAATGGCTGGAAAGCCAGTGGATATGCCCACCGGGGTGGAAATCTTCCGCAAGTCAATCCGCATCCGCTTCACCTGGAACGGTCGTCGGTGCAGTGAAACTCTCCCCTATCCCGTCACGCAGAAAGGGATCGCGGCTGCCTCCAAGCTTAGAGATCAGGTAGTCAACCTGATCAAGCTGGGGCTGATGGACGATGCGAAGTATGCCGAGCTGTTCCCTGGCTCGGCGCTTCCATCGGGCGGGATTCCGGGCTTTGGCGAATACGCCCAGCTTTGGCTGGACTCCAGAGAGATAACATCAGGCACACGGCTCAACTACAAGAGCGCGCTGAACATCTACTGGATGCCGCACCTGGCATTGACGCGGATTGACCTGATCACGCCAACGCTTCTGCGCCGGATCGTGGCGGGCACTGAGTGGACATCGCCAGGGGTGAAGCGCAACGCCATCGTGAAGCTGGCGGCAATCATGAGATCAGCCGTAGGCGATGGGCTTCTGCAGAAGAACCCGGCCGAGGCCATGGAACTGCCGAAGCGCACCAAGAAAGAGGTCGACCCGTTTCAACTGTCAGAGGCTGAGCGGATCATTGATCGCCTCTACCAGACCGAGCATTGGCCCAGCCTGATCTATGCGGCGCTGTTCGAGTTCCTGTTTTTCACCGGGCTGCGCATATCCGAAGCGCTGGCGCTGCAGTGGCAGGATGTGGACTGGTCGCGCCGCACCGTCCATGTGCGCCGCACGGTAGCCCTGGGCGAGCTGGAAGAGCGCACAAAGACCGGTAGTGATCGGTTCGTGCTGCTGAATCAGCGGGCATTACGGGCGCTATGGTTCGCCAAGGCCTACGCCGACCGTCGCCTGCTCGGCGTTGGACGGGTCACGTCTACCCCGCATGTATTCCCGCCGTCAAAGGGCCAGGTACACGTTAAACAGACATCCAACGTGCACCACCAGTGGCGCCCCACCCTGCAGGCACTGGGCATTCGCTACAGGCCGCCATACAACTGCCGTCACACCTATGCGACAATGTGCCTAATGTCAGGCCTCAACCCCGCATTTATCGCTCAGCAGCTCGGCCACTCCGTGCAAATGCTGCTCTCAACATACGCGCGCTGGATCAACTCAACCTCTGACTGGGGTGAGCTGGAAAAACTCGAAAACGGTATCAAATTGGTATCGGAGCAAACCAGGCGTCTCTAA